CCGCCATATCCTGGTGTTGTTTAATGCCGAAGACCGTGAGGTCGTTGAGCCTTGCCTCAAAACATTACGTACGTTGAATAAGAATGTCAATGTTTGCGTCTATGTGTCCGGCGAAACGGTGCCAGAGATGAATCCGTCGTATATGGTTGTCCATGCCAAGACCGATCTGGATATGTGGTATATGCCAACGGATGAAATCCAAAAGAAGTTTTGTTCATGCAATGCGGATATACTAATCGACCTTACCCAGGGCACTAATTATGTCATGCAATATTTGTTGTTGAAGCATCCCGGAACCTTAAAAGTCGGAGCAAAAAACGGTGAACTGGATTTATATGACCTCACGATTTCAATGACAGAAAACGCTGATATAAAGCATTTATTCGAACATATCTTATTTTATTTGCAGACAATCCGTTCCAAATGATATAAGAATACAGTAATAGCTTATTAATCAATTGTTTGTGATTTTTGCATATTCGCATGCAACCCCATTTGCATAACGAGATGTTAGATTTTATCTATTTATGATCATTTCACCCTCTCCGGTGATGATATAAATAGGGTTGGTCCCAAATTCATGATATGCATTTTCAATAGCATACAAAGGGACATTCATTGATTTCTCCAATTCCATCCGATACAGATTTGAGGAGGCCAAGCCTACGGCCTCCGCAAATTCTTTTTTGTTCCTGATGACGCGCTTACCTATAAGATAATACATGACATCCAGGAACCGGTCTGTAATGATTCTGTTTTTGGCTATTTTCTCTTCGCCTACCGCCATTGGTTAGTTTGTTTTATTTAGGGTCTAATTTTATTAGCTCTTCGTATCCAGGGAAATTGAAAGGAGTTAGATATAATTTTTTCTCGTCATCTACAAGATTGATAATTTCATTATTTTCTGCATTGGTCTGAATATAGTATTCTGATAATATTTTAACTCCCATTTCATTTTTACCTCTGATCTTAAAAAGGTAGGTATATGAAATAACATCATTGATCTTGTCTTTCATACTATTTTCAATAGAATCAATCCCTACTAGAATTAGTGAGTCTTTTTTTATTTCAAGTAAAGTTTTATTCATATCATCTATTCTATTATTTTCTAGGTCAAAAGATAAAGATCTGTATCCTGAAGCTAAACGTTTAGAAAATAAATTTTTCCTTTGATTTATATTATTCTTGTAAGTAGCAGAGTCAATGACTTCAATACTAACAAATTCATAACTGGCAGGATCATGCATGCTATTTTTTATCAATTCTTCTGCATTTTTTCTAATAATATCGTTTTTAGTTGGCTCATTGTTGCATGACATGAACAATGAAATGGAAGCTATAAATGACAATAAAATTTTATTCATATTGAATTGTAGTGTGTTTTTTGGGGTATTATCTGTCCTTTCAGTGATCAGGTAGATAATTACCATTAGTTAATAAATGTTTGTTTAATTGTCTTAGATCAACTTTTCTTATTGATTTTCCACCATAATGAATAGCCTTCATTTGAATTCTACACTCTTTTTTACCGAACAGCGCCTGCGCAATTTCTAATACATGTTGTATTCTTTCATCAAATTCATTCTCCATAATATTAAAATTTATGTAATAATTAAACATTATGGATATTGAATTGGTTTAGATTAAACGGCATTTTCTTTTAGAAATATTTTTTCCAAAATACTAACCATCTTTCCTAGGGTAACACTGTTCTTCTCATTAGCAGATGCGTGTTTTTGATTTGCTTCAGCATTCATTTTATTCGCTTCAGCATTCATCTTGCCTTGATCAGCTAACGTATTTATTACATTCAATAAATAATTAACCGTAGGATCTTTTAAGTCTAAACCGTTCGGTAGTGCGCTGATGCCTTTCACCTCCTTACTTTTTGGGGCATTGTTTGTATCAACATTTCTTTTATTAGATAGGAGCTGTAATTCGTCTATGCCGAATGTCTTTTTGATTCCTTCCTTGATATTTTCAGAGACGGATGGATATTTCCCATTTCGCTTGTCTTTTTTAAAAATACGTTCCAAGACTTGCCGCTTTACTCCGATAATATCAGCAAATACAGAGACATTCCCGTCTGACTTTTCCTGTACCAAATCGTATATATTTTTGTTTTGTACGGGCAATTCGTCATAATTAGAAATAAATTTCCCCATAATGTTGTTTGCAAACAATGTTTGCGTATATTTGCATTACATCAAGTTGCGGCTGACGCATACAGGTTAATAATCTCCCGCCAGGGATTATATAGACGACTCTCTCCAATCCGCAACATTGGGGGAGTCGCTTTTCTCTTGCTATATCGTTATAGACTTTCAAGCCATTTTTTTCCATTTTTGGTCTTAAACCATATCAGTATGCCAATACCTATTACTGCGCATACAGAAAAAAGCATTATCATGAAATCCATATCCTTATCATTTTAAAATGTTATAACCAATAGAGGCAAATATGTATGTTAGAAACATTCCTGTTACAAGTAATATTCCTTGTTTGATCTGTGGTTCATCAACTATCAATGACACCCCACCAACCAAAGCCATAGCTGTAAAGACTAACTTTGCCAAATCGTAGAAAAACTTTCCTAGAGTTTCCCTACTTACTTTATCACGGTCTTTCCGTTCGGCTTTCTCTTCCTGTTTCTTTTCCCAGTTTCCCATATCACAAGTTCTCAAGCCATTTCTTACCGGGCTTTGAAAATGTCCAAATATAAATACCGCAAACAACGACGGCACCTACTCCAAATACAAATGCCAATATTTCCATATTATTTTAATATTTTGTTCGCCAACAAGGCTGACGAAGCGGTTAATACTAATCCAAAAAAGCCACTATCCACATGACTATATTTTCAACATCTGACAGTAAAGGTAAAATAATACTGATTACCAATCCTGCAAAAGAGAGTTTCGACAAGTCGAAGAAGTATCCGGCAAGCTTTTCTCTCCTTACCTTGTCTTTTTCCTTGCCTTCTCGTTTCTCCTCCTGCTTTCTTTCCCAGTTTCCCATACGTTCTGATTTTCAGTTGTTTATCCATTTTGGCAAACGACCAAAGGTTAAACAATGTTTATTTGGCAAACTTTGTTTGCTATTTATGTTTGCAATTGCAAACAAATCGCTATGTTTGCAATGTGGTTTTGAAATATTTTCAAATCCCATTGCAAAGTAAGTAACAAATGTAATAATTTAAAATGACTAAATCTAGTCAAATTGATAAAATTATCGTCAATATGATATAGAAAAGTCGAAGCGTTCTTTATTTATTGGTTTTGTTTGCTAGTATTTCAATTGTCTTCTGCTGGCTCTCAATGACGTTCATCAGGCGTTCAGGGGTGATTGGAGATGAATCTTCTTTAGAAGTAGACGATTTAAGCATCTCGCCTTCTCCAGTGAGGAGCCAGCCCATGTTTAAATCTGTATATAAATTAGATAATTGTTCTAATTTGTCGTATCCAAGTCCTTTACGCATTGAATTTATGTAGCCATTTGAAAGTCCCAGAGACTTTTCAAAAGCTGAATTTGTGAGGTTTATTGCAGATATAAATTTCTTCAACCTCTCTTTTTGATTCTGAAAGTCAGCCATATAATATATATTAACTATTTTATTTAGAAAAATGTTCGAATAATCTTTGTTTGATTAGAACAATGTTCTATCTTTGCAAAGTCATCTAAAAGATAACGCAAAGATAATAAAAAGAAGCAATAAGTAAAATAACACGAAATAGTCAAAAAAGTAAACGATATGAACGCACCGAAGTACAATAGAAGCAGAGTGATGAAAATGGCTTGGTCAATGTTTCGTAATGGAAAGAAGATAGGCCGTCGTGTATTGACTTTTGCTGAATGCCTGAAAGAGGCTTGGAAGAGTGAAAGGATTGCTTATAACAAAGCGATGAACATGTACAACCTTTGGAATCTGGCAGCAAAACAGGAAAAGGAACGTGACGCTAAAAGAAATGTAGGAACTTGTTCAATGGCGTTCGCTTCTGGCACTTTGGTAAATTATTATGCAAACAACAGATATAACGGAGATTAATATTATGACAACAATTGAATTGCTAAAAGAAGTCCAACGGATTCAGCTTGAATGTATGATACACCGGTTACCGGTTCATATCAACGTTGGCATGATGCCGGAATTCGGTCAGATAGATATATATGTACATGGTTCCGATCATGAAGTCATATGGAGTGGCCGTGTATCCGATAATCCTATAATAAAAGAAGAAGTAGAAACTATTTATAATCAATTTGCTAGTGTAATATCTGAATACACCGTCGTGAGACAGGCGTGTTGAAATTGTAGAAGGTTAAAACGGTCCGGGTGAGAGTCCCGGTGGATGGTAGGCCGAGTGAAGCGTCACAGGCGGAAGCATCGAGAGATGCTCCTGGTTCGATTCCAGGCTATCAACTGCAATACGCATTATGAGTTCTTTATTTACTGGTTAAATTCTCTATGGTACGAGAAAGGCTTTTGACGGTTTCAGATAAGTTGCGATTAGTAATTTCAATATTACTATCTGATGTCTGGCTTTGGGAGGGAGTAGAAATTTCTAGTTCTCCTTCTCCCGTAAGAAGCCAACGTGTATTCAGATTGGGAAAAGCAATAGAAGTTTTTGCTATTATGTCAGATGAAGGAGTTGTGCCTCTACTGAATATATTGCCGATATTTCCTTGTGGAACTCCTATTGCTTTGGCGAATTTACTTTGATTACCAAAGCAATAATAGTCTACTATCTTTATAAATCTTTCTCTAATATCGTCCATAGTGAATAAATCAAATGAGTGTTAATTAAACATAAATGCGCAAATAAATATAACAAATGAAGTTTTACAAACTCAAATGTTATTATCTTTGCATTGTCTTTTAAAAGTTATCGCAAAGATAACTCAAATGAAGATATGAGTCAATAGCACGATATAGTTAATTAAACTATATGCACGAGATCTTTGACATATTGCTTTTAAAGACCTTGTTATATTAATCGTATGTTAGCTTAATGGCCGTAATACATACAGGGAATAGATGCAAGGCTATACAAATTAAAAGGTTGGGAGGGAAGATATTCCCTGCTCGCAATGTAGTTAAATTGTTCTCACCCTTGAAATGAGTATAAAACATGTAATCCCTTTGGGTATCCTTTCGGTGGAGGTTAAAAAACCGTATTACATGACAATATAGCCCAGCATGGCCCTAGAGTCTACCGTTTGATCGGGTGCTGGATACTTAATTATAAATTATAAACATTATGGTAAATTACAAAGAAACAGTAGAAAAGATTAAATCTCAATTAAAGAAAGGTGACATTGAAGCTATTGTAAACAAAGCAGGTTACTCTAGACAAGTATTTATGACTGCTACTAAAAAGGAGGACTGGTCAGATTTGACCAATGGCGAGCAGGGAGTTATTGATGCAGCTATCGAATACCTTATCTCCCGAAAGGAGGTAAGACAAAGGGCCGAACAGCTATGATACCGCTTACTGCTTCGGAGACAGAGGCTGTACTTTATCTGGCCGAATACGAGATAGTAAAAATTGCTGCCGATAAACGGTGTGTATCAGAGCATACCGAAAAGAATCAAATCAAATCGGCAATGGCCAAATTGGGTGTAACCACTCAAATTGGATTAGTAAAAGAATTCTTCCGGATACTATACGGAATTGAATTTAATCTAATGAAAGCCCGTGAGATAATGGCGGCCTGTTTGTTGGTCCTGTTTATCTCTACATTGGGTAATACGGATCAATTACTTCGTCGTTCTAGAAGGACAAGAAGAAGAGTAGAATATGAATTCGTTTTAGATTATGACAACTCAGACATTTATACAGATGAATGAAGAAGACCTAAATCGGGTCTTACAGACTATGGTTAACGAAAAGGAGGAATCACGTACATATGATCGTTATTATAGTGTTTTGGTTCCAGCTTCGTGGGTTGCCAAAATACACAGCGTAACTTATCAGACTGTCTTTAATTATATTCAGAGAGGGATGATAAAGCCGGTGGACAGGATAAGCGGAAGTGAGAATTATATGTTTCGCCTATCAGAAGTTCTTAGGATGGATTTTGTGATTTTGAGAAAACAATTAAGAGCTAAGAAGTCATGAAACTACTATTATCCTACATTTTCTTTTTCTTATCCTTTGGATGCCTTCTATGTGTCTGTAATGCTGATAAGTGGGAACCTGTAAATGTATTCTTTTGGGCGTGTGTATTTGGAATATCAGTAATAATCGCCAATAAGCAATTAAAGAAACATGAAAAAAGAAATTCTTCGGAGGCTTCCCGACGGCGATTATGATTACGACGGGGAGGAAGAGACTGAAGATCTCGAAGAGATTTATCAGAGAGAATGGGAAAATTCAACTTTGTATTGGTAATATTACATCTAAATAAATAAAAAAACATGGAACAAAATCAAGCAACAGAACTGCAAATAATCCAAGCTAAACAAGCGGCTGATTTTGCAATGACACCTGTCGGTCAGACGGTGAAGCAATTTGAAGTCATGCAGCGCATGGCGAAGATGTATACAGAAAGCACTATCGTGCCGGAAACATACAAGGGAAATACGGGTAATTGTGTTATCGCATTGGATATGGCAATGCGTATGAATGCCAATCCTTTGATGATCATGCAAAACCTTTATGTGGTCAAGGGAAATCCGTCATGGTCCAGCAAATTTCTTATTGCTACTATTAATATGAGTGGCAAGTATTCGTCATTGAGATACCGTAAAAGAGTATTAGGGAAAGTTGGGAAAGTCAAGTATAATGATACGGTTTGGGATAACGCCAGCAGAAAAAACACCATTGTAGTTAAAGAATTTGACGGGAGTGATGTCGATAATATCGAATGCGTTGCTTATGCCACAGAACTCTCAACTGGCGAAACGCTTGAATCTGACCCTATCACCATTGAAACCGCGATTAAAGAGGGCTGGTATACAAAATCAGGGAGCAAATGGGTTACAATGCCAAGTTTAATGCTCACATATCGTGCCGCTGCTTTTTGGCAACGCATGTATTGTCCTGAAATTAGTATGGGGTTCTTAACTAAAGAAGAAGCTGACGATGTACAGGATGCTGAATACGAAGAAATCAAACCTAAAGACAAATTAGCTGAACTTGCCGAGAAAGCAGCAGGCGTTGAAGAGCCCAAAATTACTGCTCCTATGGAACAAACACAGACTAATACAAGTAAGCAACCGCAGCAAAAATCATTACTATAATGGAAGCCCAACACACATTAGAATGGTATAGAAAACGTCTTGGTAAAATCACCGGCTCACGTGTCGGTGATTTAATGAAATCCAGCCGTAAGAAAGATGAAATGTTTGGAGATACCGCTAAAGCATATATCTACCAACTTGCCGCTGAAAGGGATATGATCCCATCCGTTGTTGAAGATGATGGATTATTAGAAATGTACCTACAACAAGTAGGTTTCTCATCAAAGGCTATCGAATGGGGGAATATTCAAGAAGAGAATGCTCGCAAACTGTACATTAAAAAGACAGGTAGAAATATGGTTGAAACAGGTCTTTGTATTCATCCGAGCATTCCAAACTTTGGTTCTTCACCAGATGGATATTATTATGGTGACGATGGCGAGAAAGGCACTTTGGAGGTAAAATGCCCCAACCAAAATACCTTTATGAAGTACAAGGTCGAAGTTAGCGACAATGCCGGGTTGCTAATGGTAAATCCAGAATACTTCTTTCAATGCCAATCTCACATGATGGTTACAGGTGCAAGCTGGTGTGATTTCACCGTGTACTGCCCATTTCAAAGAAATCCTATACACATTGTGCGGATAATCCCAGATTATTCATGTTTCGATATGATAGAGAAACGAATCCGCATTGCTAATGATATTATTGACGAATTAATTGACGCAGAATAATGGGAGAACTATTAATAAATGATAGAGCAATGTATACAAAAGAGCCAATAAGAATTGAGGCTATAGTCAAAGGCAAATACGGACAATTATTTTTCGTATTCAATCGCAAAGTTGAGTTTATCCACACACAGTTCGATCATGAAACAATAATCGGAGAAGATGAAGGAATATATAACTTCTATTTTTATAAAAGTCCTTCTAAAAATTTTCAGGCATTTGCAGGTAGAGAGTTTGATTTAAAAATGTCAGATGGAAGCACAACTCATTGCTTCGGTCAATGGTGGGATGGTCTAACTAAAGCAGCAAAACTTATGTTCGACGGCGTATTGTCAAACATCGCATATTCAGATATTGAAAGCTTAAATAAATGCTACGTGTATTATGGTGGGAGATGCGATACCGATTGGATAAACAAATTACTATCTGAATATAACGGAGAAATATATGAGTATTATGAATTTGAAAAATTAATCAAAAACAAATAGAGTTATGAACACCCAATTAGCAATTCAAGAAACCGACCTCTAACTTGTCGTTAGCGAAAAGACGTTAGGCAGTCTTACTACCAACGCCAAGCAAATCAGAAATATTGTAATGGCCAATCTGCCAAAGTATGATATATCCAACTACACGGATGACAACATCGATCAGGCGAAGAAGGATAAGGCGGCTCTTAATAAAGCGGCTAAGGTTCTCAACGCAAAACGCCTTGAAATAGAGAAAGAGTTCATGAAGCCTTTCGGGGAGTTCAAAGAGGTTATCACAGAAACCGTTAAACTGATTGGTGACTGCTCTGCTAAAATTGACGTAGTAGTCAAGCAAAACGAGCAACAGTATAAAGACAAGAAGTTGGCTGATATTCGCACCTACTTTGACGGATTGAATGCAGGCTAGCAACATAGAAGAAGCTAAAAATGTCCTTACCGAAGGCATGAAAGGAACATTAGCTGATTATGTCATTGAAAGTATAAAGGAGACAAAGATAATGGACGTATATCCATTTACTTCTAATTAATTATTGTTTGACAGCCGGGAAAGACCGGCAAATGGAAAGTTATAGTCATAGGGTGCTAAGACCAAATGAATGGAAATTACAAGTGATCATAGTAATGGAAGTCATCGAGACCGTGCTGAGAGTAGTTGAGTGAGTAGGTAAACCGTGGGATAGCCAAAACCACGTATGAAAGTCGGAAATCAGACGATACTCGTGCAGGTTCGACTCCTGCACTTTCCACTATCAAAAAAACAAACCATTATGATTAAAAGAGACAGAGTAATAGGAATAGACCCTGATTGTGACAAGTCAGGAGTTACAGAACTACATATTAAGTCAAGGTGTTTAAATGTGACAAATCTCTCGTTTCCTCTTCTTGTTGACTACTTAAAGTACATGAAAGAGGATTTTGTTGATAGGCAAAAAGAATCGGTTATAGTAGTTGTTGAAGCTGGCTGGATGAATGAAAGCAACTGGCACGCTACACGCTCTTCTCCTGCTGCCGCTGCTAAGATAGGTCAAAACACTGGTCGAAACCACGAGGTAGCTCGTAAGATAGCAGAAATGGCAAGGCATATAGGACTTGAAGTTGACGAAATTAAACCTCTTAAAAAATGCTGGAAAGGCAAAGACGGGAAGATTACTCAGGAAGAATTGTCTAAGATTGTTGGAGGATTAGATAAAAGGTTAAATCAGGACGCCAGGGATTCGGTTATATTATCATGGGTCTACGCTGGATTGCCTATACACCTATAAGTGCAGAAATAAGAATCACAAAAGGATAAAATAGTTATGATACGAAAAAAACTAGGATTACATAAGACAAAAGAATCCAAGGAGAGCAGAAATGAAAGATATAATTGTCATAGACATCTCAAAAAAACAGCTTGGTAAAAATTGATTCAAGAAATAAAAACATAACTCTAATGGCAAAGAATATAGGAGGAGACATGAAATATGTCAATATCCTTATAAGTAAAGGATACTCAGTTGGATTTGATCTATTTTACAATTTGTAATTATATGGCAAAGAAAGAAGTAATTCAAGCAAAATGCAAAGATTGCATACACTCCTCTCCCTTCTCCGAGCTTGTTATTACCTGCTCTGAGAAAAAGATGAATTTATTTGGCAATTCAACAAGGATATGCCATTTGTTTAAAAAGAAATAATCATGAAACAAATTGCACTTACAATTATGATGATAATATGTTGCCTTGTTATCGCTGGTATCATATTATACTGGCTGTATCTTATACACTGGAGTATATCGGTTATAGTTGGTGCTATCGTTACTGCTGGTATACTTAGCGAATATATTGATTAACAACTGATAGACTTAAAAAGTAAACCATCATGTCAAAAATGAAAACTTACTGGATGCCGGAACAGGAAGAAGTTATCCCTCCTGAGCCTAATATCGAGCGCATCCCTGTAAAGATCAATACAAAAACTACAATCTTGATCAAAATTTGATGCTTTATAGCATTATCGGGCAGCCAATATGTAGCGACCCTACAATCTTATTGTCTAAAAATCAAACATCATATTTTATGAATGGAATTGAAATATTCAAGAACGAACGTTTCGGTGAAGTGAGAGTAGCCGGAACAAGTGAACAACCATTATTCTGCCTAGCAGACGTATGTAAGGCTGTCGAATTAAGCAATCCATCCTCTGTAAAAGCAAGATTGGATGATGATGACGTAAAACTACTTGATTTACACGCCCTAAACTTGACGGAGGGTAACACGGGAAACACAAAAGCTAATTTCGTCACTGAATCAGGCTTCTATGATGTGATTTTACAAAGCTCATCTCCGAAAGTGAAGTCTTTCCGTAAATGGGTAACAAGCGAAGTCCTTCCTTCCATCCGCAAGCATGGTGCATATATGACAAACACCACATTGGAAAAGGCTTTAACTTCACCCGACTTCCTGATCCAGTTAGCCACTAATCTCAAGGAGGAACAACAAAAACGTATCGAGGCAGAACAAAAGATTCGATCTGACGCTCCCAAGGTATTATTCGCAGATGCAGTGTCCACATCCCGGCGTTCATGCTTGATAGCTGAGTTGGCGAAGATTTTACAACAAAATGGAATCAAGATCGGACAAAACAGATTATTCGAATGGCTTCGCAAAAACGGATACCTGTGCCAAAAGGGGCAATACTATAACCAGCCATCTCAAAAGTCTATGGAGTTAGGACTATTCGAGATAAAACAAACAACGATTAATAAACCAGATGGTTCCGTACTTGTTTCTACAACAACAAAAGTCACAGGCAAAGGGCAAATTTATTTCGTAGATAAATTCCTAAATGACCATACTCCTGCCGTATTAGCATAATAGAATAGGAGGCCGTCTATTGCCTCCTAACATTTAAAACAATAAAGAAATGAAACTAAAAAGAGGGTTGGAACGACGGAGGAGTTTATAATATGGAAACAAGGAAAGAGTTAACGAGCTATTTCCCTCACGACAGTAATGCCAGAAACTCGGATAAGCTGATTCGTTTACGAATGAGACATAAAGCAGCCGGATATGGTGTTTTTTTCATGATATTAGAACGTCTTAGAGAGGAGCCGAAATACATGAGTGTCAAAGATTATAACATGATAGCCTTTGACCTTCGTGAAGATGCTTCATTAATTAAATCCGTTATTGAAGATTTTGGGTTATTTGTCTTTACCGAAGATGGTAAGTACTTCTACTCCGAAAGTTTCAAGAAAAGAATGGAAATCAAAGACGATAAATCAAAGAAACGGTCAGATGCAGGTAAGAAAGGTTTAGCTAAACGATGGAGTGGAAATAAAACGGTAATAGCAAATACAGATAAAAACGATAGCAATGCTACTAAAATTGATAGCAATGCTATAGCAAAGGTGTCAAAAAATATAGCAAGTAAAGAAAAGGAAAGTAAAGTAAAGAATATAGGAGATTCTAACGAATCTCTTGTATATGGAACTTCCCAGTCCCATGATGAACGGATTGACTACGCCGAGCTCGTGAAATTTTTCAATGAAAAGACGCAAGGCGTATTCGGGAATATACGGATGCCTCTATCAGACAAGCGAAAAGGAATGATAAATGCCCGTATCAAAACATACGGGAAAGAAACCTTCGCAAAAATGATACAAATGGCGTTAAACAGTGATTTTCTCAAAGGACAGAACAAAAATGGCTGGCGAGCTTCTTTTGATTGGCTAATTAAGCCTACTAATTTTGAAAAAGTAATATCCGGAAATTATGACAATAAAAATCGGACAGGCACTCAAAAGTGCGGGCGTGATACAAACGAGTTTCTGCGAAATATCGCAGAAGGAATCGCAAGAGCAGATTACGAAGAGTCAAAGCAAGGAATGTAGCATAAGTCTATACGGTGGAGAACCGGCAGGAGCACAAGAGATAGCAGTGTCTATCAGCCGTCTTATGGTTGCTTTCCCGAAGATGGAAAATGAATTTTTTAACTTGCTTTCTGAACGCGTAAGGGCGAACAAGTTCACCACAAAACGCTTGAACGACGCTATTAACCATTTGATTGACAACTTTAATTACAAGGAGCTAAATATAGCTGATATTGTTAAGTTTGATAGGAAAGTAAAATTGTACTCATACAACGACGTTTGTAAAATGGTTTCAAAAGGAGAAGCTTCTTTTACGGACTTTGCTATTAAAGAGATTGATGGCACTCACTACAGAGTTAAAAAAACAGATTTAAAATAAAATCATGAAATCAGAAAAGAAATATTACCACCTCCTCACAAAAGAGGAGGCCGAATACGTTATGTCTTTACCGGAACATGTATTCCGACTAAGATACAAAGAGCCAGACCAATGCAGATATTCGGATGCAATGGATAGACAATTCGGATGTGCCTGGATTTTTAGAGATGAGAATCAGAGAACTGATATCGTAAAACAATGCAAAGAATGTCTTTGCAGGGCTATAAATAAATAACAACATGAAACAATACAATAGTTGGAACGAAATAGATCAAGACACAGGAGGACTTGTAACGTCTCTCACATACATCGTTCTGTTTCTTAACGATCAAGTGTACAACTCGACAATTGAATTGAGAGACAATATCAAGGATACCTCTTTTTACAAGCATGAGGTAAAAAAACATGTCAACGACCTTTACAGGTTTATGAGGTCATATAACACCAACATCGGTGTTACCGCCAAGGTCAACCAAGAAGCATTAGCGATAATCACTCAAAGCATGGAAGACGATATAAAACCTCATATTGACCGATATGGCTTTGCCGTCAGCCAATCATTACATAATGCCGGTATACATGGACGACTGAACAATTTGATATCCATATCATCCACGATCGACATGTTGTGCCAGGCATCTAAAATTACAATACGGGACTTTTATACGGCAATTAGCAAGTACGCACCACTTGCCTGTAACCCGTTATTGTATCTTTCGATGGATAAAGCCATGTTTTTAACAAGGCGTATAACAGACTTACTTACCCCAAAAGATGTACATATAGACCTTAATGAAATACCGACAATATCAACAGCTTTTCAAGCAATTGCCAACAAGTTGTTGAGTCCTGAGGTATTTGAAAAGGCCTTTAGCGAATGCGAAATACAATAAAAATCATAAAACTAAAATAACAACTAATATGTAATAAACATGAATGGTAGAACTTTAATCCCATATCAGGGTAGAATTTATATCACACGAGAAGGAATATATGAACCTGTAACCGTTGTGTCAAATATTGTTTCTGAGGTATCGAAATCATTATGTGATTTTGATAATACTCCTCCTATTACTTTTTCAATTCCCCATTCAAGGATAAAAGCATCTATTCTAGGGGGTGGAAGCAAAATAAATCCTCTAAAAGCGAAAAAAGTAATGAGTTTGTTGAAACAAAATATACAAAAATTATGGTAGAACTAATAGAATATTTCAACCAATCCGGATTTACAGACTTAATACGTATATTTTTGATAATTGGAGGATTTTTTTCTTTGATCGTATTTTTACTTGCGATGTGGTTCTTTATTAAAATATCACGTAGGGTTTTTAAACGTAGATAAAGATGGATAAAATGACATTGAAAATAGATGTAATTGGCCCAGTTGAAGGGGCTGATCTTGTGAAATGTAAATTGCGCGTAAACGGACGTACATGTGCATTTTGGACTACACAATCAAATTATGAAGCTCTGATGTATGATAATATTTTCATTCGAGATGGAAAGGAAATAGACTCTGATGGCGTGATAAATACAACTAAGGTTTTTATTGAAGAAGATTGATTTAAAATAAAAAGAATGAATATAAAAACAATATCATTTAATACTCCTGACTCCGATATTTTCAAAAAGATAGTAGGTGTTGCTAAGACTGGTTTCTTTGATGGACGCTCAACGACCACTTATTTCGAAGAATGTCGATGGTTCGTGGAACGATATGATTGCATCATCGTTTTTACCCGAGACATAGGTTATCATACAAGTGGTTGGTGGAAAAATCCCGATTACGAACGCTGTTATCACTTGTCTATCTCTTTTTCTGGAGGAAGGAATAACAAGAAACTGGAACATATCCTCAATAAATTCTTTGGAAATAACAAACGGTTGTTATGGTGTGAGCCTCCATATAGCGAGGAAGGTAAAAAGGCTGGGGTATATCATTATCGGCTCTTTTGCGATGAAAATTGGCAGCCAATATTTCCACGTGGTGAGGTCTATTCTACACAGTTTACCGAAATAGGTTGGAAATCATTTTCTGAATTACATCGAATAATTTAAAACTAAAAAATACTGAATATGACTTGGAAAGAATTAAGCGATAGAATCTCCCGTATGACAGAAGAAGAACAACAGCAAAACGTCGCTGTTTGGGGAGAAGATTTTAGTTTGCGTAATGATTGTTGTCTCATGAAGACTTCGGAAGATGAGTACTATAATGATAAATGGATGGATTGTTGTATTGGATCTGGAGAGTTGAGTGAAGAGGATTTAAAAGATCCTGATACTAAATTAGTTTGTAAAGCTGGGATGTATTATGTATTTGGATAACAACTAAAAAATATAGAGTATATGGATAACAACAGAGGAATCAAAGTACTACAAGCCATACGAAAAATGGCAGAAGATGATAATCAGGGATTACGTATGACAACTACGCTGGTTAATGTTAGTGAAGAATCACGCGGCAGTATCGTTGGCTTTGGAACAGAGAAGGCGATGGGAGATGATGCCAAATATCAAATTCAAACAGGTTTACCCGGAGAATACTTAGCATGCGCATTTTCCATCAAGCGAAGCGAATTAGAGAAATACATTCAACAGTAAAAAGAACTGAATCAAATGGGAAAAGTACATGCTTCTCTATTCTCCGGTTTCGGAAGTGCCGATCTCGCTGCTACCTGGATGGGCTGGGATAATGCTTTCTGGTGTGAAATCGACGACTTTCCCCGGACAGTATTAAGCTATTGGTTCCCTAAATCAAAAGGATATGGAAACATTAAAGAAACAGACTTCAAATTTTGGCGGGGAAAGATCGATGTTCTCACCGGAGGATTCCCCTGCCAGCCATTCAGCGTTGCCGGACAGCGAAAAGGACAGGAAGATGACCGCTACCTCTGGCCGGAAATGCTTCGCGCAATACGAGAGATACGACCCTCTTGGATTATTGGTGAAAACGTTGGTGGAATCATCAGCATGGTACAACCCGGTTGTGAAACTGAAGTGGAACATCAAGCCGCTTTATTTGAAGAGACTGACAAGGAAACGATACTCGAACAAGAATACGTTGTCGAAACCGTCTGCCGAGATCTTGAGCAAGAAGGATATTCCGTCCAGCCGGTTGTTATTCCGGCTTGTGCCGTCGGTGCGCCACACAGACGGGACAGGATTTTCTTTATTGCCTACTGTTCAGACGCAAGGGCTGAAGGTGTGCAACAAGAAGGGAAAGACGGAATTTATCAATCTAAATATGCTGCCAACGCCAACATCATCCGATATCAAAGGGAGTGTATCCCAGAAATCAATGATAAGAAAAGACGGGAGAATAAGGAAGGATTCTTTAAGGAACATGCCATCAATAATAGGAGATTATGGAAACGGTTCCCGACTCAACCCCCTGTTTGTCGAGGAAATGATGGGCTTCCCTTTGATGTGGTGCGTCTTACCATTTCTCTCACAGCCTGGTGTACCGGATCAATCAAAGGATACGGGAACGCGATAGTTCCACAGGTGATGTATGAGATATTTAAAGCAATAGAAACAATTCAAGAATAAAAAATCATAAAACTTACAAAAGAAGAAGATCAAGTTGTTTGCAAGTTCTTAAAGAATATTGTAGACGAAGGAGGAGAACAGCTATTAAAGCTAACTATGTTCATGTTACTTCGATGGTCGGAAGAAGCTATTCGAATAAATGCCGGCGAAATTGCTTTGGCCCAGGTGATCAACCATGAAGGAGAACAATATAATACCCGTATGGCTATTCAGTACTCTAAAGTTGGCGAGAAGACTTTGGAAGAGCGGGCGTATGAGATAGCCGACCGAATGATCTCTTCCGGATCAGCAAATTGTGATATCCGGGAGGAGTTGAAGAAGGCCATATTAGCAGGGTACAATTTGCATCAGGAGGATTTCGACGATGAATGACCTAAAACAATTCAAATACTGGCTCCGGATAAACGGGTTACGTCCGGAGCAGTTTGGAACCGGTACGAGATGGAACCCTATTAGGCTTAATTTTAAAAAATCATGAGTATGAATAAATATAAAATTGGAGACAAAGTCCGCATCAAATCCATCGAATGGTATAATCAAAATAAAGAAGAGCACGGCTTGATTATTAATGATGCTGAAGAAAGTAATGTATTTTGCTCTGGCATGTCACCATATTGCGGACGAGAACTTACCGTAAAGGCTATATATCCTGATGGAAAGTATTCTCTAACAGATAATGACGGAATTGGGGATGGTGACCTATACACGTGGTCCTGGGAAGAATGGATGTTTGAAGAATAATTAAAAAGTAAAAAGGAATTAGTTGATATGGAAGAAGATTTTAAACTTACCGGTCCCGAATTGCAGGTTGAACTCTTGAAAAGAATGGGATATAAAGAGGAATCACCCAGATGTGAAAACTGTAAACATTACCGTTATAGCACTTGTGATGACTCAGAATGTGTATTGATTCCCTTGATGAATATGAAAATACATGATAGTGCCTATTGCAACTATTATAAGGCAAGGAAATAGTTCAAATCACGAAAGACATGAACCTTGTATGTAGAATTTGTGGTCACTCTTACAGGATATGTAGCGGAATGGTATATTGCATTAGGTGTTATCACGTTCCGGAGTCTCATAAAAAATATAGAGATATAAAGCCTCCGGTAAGGAAGAAGCAAACAGAATAGAAAAGCAAAGCTGTCCAGGAGCCAGCCGGACAGCTTTGTAAACTCTCATTATTTATTAAATGAAAATATATTCTTTTGTAAAATATCATATAGTGTTTTTTATATTCAATATGATATTTATTTATATCTTTGTGCAAAACATAGATAATAATGGCAGCACCTAAAAACAATCAATTTTGGAAATTGCGTAGTAAACATGGGCGTAACCTGTTGTTTGCTACGCCTGATTTGTTATGGGAGGCTGCATGTGAATATTTTCAATGGTGCGATAAGCATCCTTGGCAGAAAAAAGAGGCTATTAAAAGTGGTAAGAGTATAGGGGAAATCATTGATGTACCAACATCTAGACCCTATACTTTATCTGGTTTATGTTATTATTTAGGTTGTACCGAAACATATTTCCGGCAATTTAACACAGAAGATCATAAAGATTTTTCCTCGGTCATTTCCAGCATAGAACAAGTGATAGAGACGCAGCAGTTGGAAGGAGCTATTGTGGGTGCTTTTAATGCAAACATTATTTCGCGAAAACTAGGGCTGGCTGATAAACAAGAGGTAAATAATACTGGGGAGATGAATGCTAACATAACATTAAGAGTAGTTAGTAGCCCAATCCCTTTGTCAAACAGTGAAAATGAAATACCCGATTAGTTATGTTTGAGACATCTGTCATATATCAGGCCAATCTGGAGGCAAAGGAAAGCATTATTGTAAACCAGGGTGGAACAAGTAGTGGAAAGACATATTCGATTATGCAACTACTGTTTACATTGGCAATGATGACAAGCATGCAGGTTATAACTGTAGTAGGACAAGATGTTCCCAATTTAAAGAAAGGGGCTTATCGTGATGCTAAAACAATATATCAAAAGTCGGCTTATTTACAAAAGTGGTTTTCCAAACCGAACGAGAGTGATCGCATATTTACATGTATTAATGGTTCTGTGATTGAATTTACAAGTTATCAAGATGAACAGGACGCAAAATCAGGTAAACGTGATTATTTATTCGTGAATGAAGCCAATGGTATATCTTATGCTATATATCGCCAACTTGCTATTCGTACTCGCAAAAAGATATTTATAGATTATAATCCTACATCTCGTTTTTGGGTCCATGAAGAATTGATTGGTCGCTCGAATGTTTTGCTGATTATATCGGACCATCGCCATAATCCATTTCTTAGCGATGAAGAACATGCAAAAATTGAAGCAATAGATGATCCAGAGTTTTTCAAAGTGTACGCTAGAGGCAAGACCAGTAAACTACAAGGATTAGTTTATCCTAATTGGAATATTGTAGAAGAGATGCCAAAGATTTATAAACGTCGTTGGATAGGCTTGGATTTTGGTTTTGTCAATGATCCTACTGCAATGATAGATGTTCGTTTATCCTCCGGAGAATTGTGGCTCGATGAATTGATCTATGAAAAAGGTATGCTAAATAGTGATATTGCTCGTGAAGCATCTGCGCAAGGAATAACGCGCGCATATGAAATTGTTGCAGATAGTGCGGAACCAAAAAGCATAGCTGAATTGCAAGCATACGGCTTTAAGGTTGAAGCTGCCATGAAAGGACCGGATAGCGTTAGTTCTGGTATTGATATCTTAAAGAGATACAAAATAAATATAACTCGTAGGAGTGCTAATATACGTGATGAAATTATGAAATATAGGTGGAAAGTGGATAAGAACGATAAACCTACTAATACACCGATAGATATGTTTAACCATGCCCTTGATGCCGTGCGTTATGTTGGGCTTAATAAGCTACAAGTACGTAAGCCAAAGGGTAATGCTGTATACAATTGGTAATGAAGATAACGAATAAGACAACGATAGGAGATGCGATTTTGATCTTAAAAAATATAGATTTTCAAGATCAACTTGATGCGTCGTTTGTCAAGGTAGAAATACCTGAGATAACTTATGGCCAACGCATCGATTTGTCGGAAATAAAAACATTACAAGATCTTCTTTTTATGCCTCAGAAGATACTATATAATCTAACAGAGGATCAGGTAATGTGTAAATCTCTATTAGAAGTCTACAATTTCGGAAAATCTATTTATCTAGAATTAGAACGGTTGGCTATACGTGATCAGAAGTCTTTTAAATACGAACCTACTTCTGAGGAAATAAAGGCGGGATATAACCAGGTAAATCATGGAGTGTTTGGCATTGTGGACACGATTGCTCGCAGAATAGGGATACGGCACGATGACGTGTTTTTGTTGCCTGAAAAGCGAGTATTCGCCATGTTAAAGATTGACTTTGACAACATGATGTATCAAAAGAAGTTGAACAAAATAATAAGTAAACAAAAATGACGTATCAGGATAAACTTAGAGAGGTAGCTGAAAGTCTTGGAGTATCTTTTGTTTTTCAAGATTGGACTACAGCTAATATAGAGATCGACAAAACTCCTTTGCCGGCAGTAACTTATATCTTACCAACTTCCGGTTCCCTTAATTTCAAATTAGGTTTTATTAAGGACAGTCAAAATGGTATGTTAGCCTTTTTGGATAAAGTGGTTTTGGATGGGGATGGAGTAGATAATGATAATGTGGTAGATCGCATGAAGCGTCTTGCAATGCAGTATATTGTCAAGTTAAATGCTACAGGATATTTTGAGATGCTAAGTGGCGTATTAGCTTACAAGACCATATACAGCGAATTAAATTCGAATGTTTCCGGGATAGCTTTTGAAGTAACATTAAAAGAAGTTAAAGGTATTTGTGAGGAAAGAGTATGAATGACGCGAAGCAAATAGTGTTTGAAGAATTACAGGATCTGCAAACCAGGATTGCAGATAATATTGTAAAGAAAGGGCGAAATGCTTCTGGTCGCACTATTGAAAGCATGCATATAGACAAGGGAGACAAAAGCATTACCTTATTTGGTCGCAAGGCTTTTGGGACCCTAGAAACTGGGCGAGGGCCCGGTAATGTGCCACAAGGTTTTTATGGCATTATTAAGCAGTGGGTAATCGATAAGGGGTTGTCCATTAAAGAAATACCATACAAAAGAAAAGAGTCTGAAAAATGGCACCCGATATACACCCCAAAGGAAAGAGGATTAATGAGCTTATCTGGTGCAATTGCTACAAAGATAGCAAATGAAGGAACCAAGCTTTACCGGAATGGTGGAGATGCTGATATTTATAGCAAGGAAATACCTAAGACTATATCCAGTATAAAGAATCGCTTGGGGATTATGATGAAAGCAGAAGTTGTTAATTCTATTAAATTGAATAAGTAATATGGCAACAGTAAATGCTCCAGCAGATACGCAATACGTCTTTGATCCGGTCATTTTTACAATGAATGGGGGAGGAGAATACGACATCACGATTGAAGGCGTAAAAACAAAAGTATCCGCTATTTCGAATACGGCAATATTTGATGCATCGGGACTGCTAAAATCTTTATTTACCATAGATGCATTATCGGAAGGTACAGTGAGAAAAAATGTATCTTGGTCTGTAGGACAATCAGGATCAACTATTGGGTCCGGAGTCTTTGAGGTTGTTTATGGGAGTAATAAAGTTATCAATTTTTCAGGAGATGGATCGCGTATTACATTACGTTGGATTAGCCGTAACGGGAGCTTGGAGTCGTATGAATTTTGTATACATGAAGATACTCGTAAATTGGAAAACATCCAGTCTGCTGATGTTGGCGGTTTGACTTATAAGTTGTCGTTTGATCAAATAAATAGAATAACCCTGTTTGCTGCTATGGTGAACCAGGAAACATTTGATAGTCTTACTGCTATACAGGAAAGCGCCATTATGCAGGTTGCTGTTTCTGACGGGTGGTATAACGTGGAGGTCGAAGTAAAAGAACATAAAAGAACAAAAGCCGCATTGCAGGATTTTGACATAACAATTGTATTGCCTAATGAAAGATAAGCTTTACATAGACGGTATAGAAGTTGACTTGCCAGAGGGGGGATCGGGCATAGTATTGAATCGCGCAGTAAGTAAGCCGGCCGATATGTCTACAATATTGTCAGGATATTCTTATACTATTCAGCTGCCAAAAACATCACATAATGTTCAGATTTTAGATTTCTCAACGGAGGTGAATGTAGAAAGTGACTTTCCCCATGTAGAACACACTGCAAAAGTAATCAGGGATGGCATTACTCTGTTTGATGATGGTGTTGCTGTTGTTAAGTCTACCAGTAAGACGATTGAGGTTTTTATTCAATTTGGAGGGAATAAAAGGCTATCTAGTCTTAATAATTATAAATTAAAAGATCTTTTCTCTGAGAATGTTTTAATCCCTTGGGATTATAATGTCGATCAAACTGATTTTGTTAAATGGGTTCCTAAGTTGGATGGCATGCAGAGACAGCACCCAGAACATTTGCGACCGGCCGTTAAGGTATCAACATTATTTGACATGATAGTAGGGCAGTCTTTTATGATAAACGCGTCTTATCGATCTGTTGTTGAAAAAATGTGGTTGATGTTGCCAACGACAAATGGAAGCGAAGAGGTTGCAAGAAATATGGCTTTTCGTCTTAAAGGAACAACAACGTCTGATCAGATATCCAACAGGGAACGTTATGATATATTGCCTGATTTGAATTATCAAAATGCTCCTTTTCACCAAAAGTTATACGATCTTATATATCGTATATTGCCTGTAACCTATATCAAAATCCCATTGGGGGGTAGATATCAAATAGAAGGTACAATAAAAGCGAACAATGCGGCTACAGGCTGGAAATTTGGAATATTTAATTTGTCTACAGAATTTGTGGAAGGTGAGCCTCCTGTATTTGACATATATCAAACAGCGGAAAAAGATATCAATGAGTATGTTGATATCCCGACTGGAGATATTTGTTTTGGTATTTATGATCCATTCAAGACAGGAAATTTTGAAATAGATCTGACTATATCTTTTGCTCCTGAAAGTGAAAAAGATTACTCCCAAACAGCTTTTTTGTTAGATTATCCTATTCGTGAAAATTTGCCTGATATATCCATTATGGAGTTTATTAAGTCTGTTATGGGAGTATTTGGGCTGATGGTGGAGCCTCAGAGCGATTCGCTGGTATTTTTCAATGTTAATGATATCATATCAAATAAGTCTGAAGCAGTTGATATTTCGAAAATGCTTGTTGATAAAAAAGAGGATAAACTAGAATACTCTTATGGATTAACAAAAAAGAATGTTTTGAAATATGCGGAAGATGATTTAGTTGATAAATCATTTGGCTCATATACGTTTGTTGCGAACACATATGAAAAACAGGAGACTACAGTGTATCAATCTCCTTATGCTGCTACTGATAATAATATACCCTTATATACTCGTAAGATAGAGGACGGAAAGGTAGATTATGTCTTAAATAAGACATCTAAATGCCGTCTTTTGCTAGAAGATGGAATAGAACCTTTGGAAGTTTGGGGTAAATGGATGGATGCTGATATGAAAACTGTAGATTTTCTGTCATTCACATTTGATCCGTTGAAATATGAGAATTTAGCACAACAATATTGGGGAGGATATCTAGGTGTGTTTGCTAATAGCCCTAGAATATCTTATAGAAAATGCTTATTATCGCCAACCTTTTTCCCTAATATGTCATTTAGCCAACCTGTTTATGCGGAAGGAAACTATTACATGATCCTTTCCATGAATAATTATTTGGAGAATGGGATGGCTAATATAGAATTGGCTTTGATAGATGGGGTAGAGCTATCCAGGACATCATTATCAGGTGTTTTATTGGAAAAATATGATAGCCCAATAAAATTTGATTTAGATAAAGTCGCTTTATACAATCGAACGGGATCTGAACCAGATAATGGGAAGATGATTAGAGAGCTTGATGATGCTCCCGAGTCATTGGATGTATCAAAAACATTTGTTGCTATAGATAAAGGTTCTGGTCCCGCATTAAAAATTCCAGTCGGAGAAATAGCTGGAAATGTTTCTATTTTGCAATCGAAAGATCCAATAGAGAGTGCTACTGAAAAAAATGTCTTCTCCGCGTTGGCTGCCTTAGCTCATTTCCTTCGCAAGGACGCTCCAGACGTGGCCGAAAGACTTTTGAAGTTTTTGGAAGGTGCCGAGTTTGGGGTATTTGAATCTGGAATGATTACCGGCAAAGGTGGAAAGATATGGGCGAATGGTCATGCAGAATTAGCCTCCTTGTTGTTACGTGGATGGTTGGAGGTACCGGAAATCCGCTATAACCGTGTCCAGGTTGTAGGTGGTGAGTTATGGGTTACCGACGGGGCCAAGTTTGATACTGTTACTCAAAGCGGCGATCTGTTTAATATAAAGATAAAACTGGAAGAAGGTGAATTGGTCACTTTCTGGGTGGGTGACATTTTGAAAGGCGTATACCATGATAAATCAACAGACGGAAAGTTCAAAGGTTTCCGGACATTGTGGTTCCGTGTTACAGCCGTGGACCAGACTAATCAAACCATTACAGTAGCCTCCCGTTATCCGGGAGATTCGAAATATAATCCGGTTCAGTTTTTAGACGTTGCCCGGATCGGCTCATTTACGGAGGCTAGCCGTCAGCGGTCGATATTGATCGATAGCAAAGAAAACTGCATCACGTTCCTGGATCACGTCAATACCTGGGATATAACTCCCAGCATGGAAGTATGCTGGCTGGGACGCAAGGAACGTACTATTCCGGGAGTACCGTCAACGGCCGGGTATAATGCTAAATTGTCAAACATCATCATGTCGGGTAAGATATTTCAGTATGATGAGATATCAGGTACCGATTATTTAGTTCCGATTGATAAGGGAACGTATGTTTCAGGACAACAATATGCTTATTATGATCGTGTGTCGGCACCAGGAGGATTGTGGCTTTGCGTAAATGAATCCGGAACTACTTCTGCTCCGGTAGTGGGTAGTCCTGACTGGTTGTTACAAGTCTCTGACGGAACAAGTCTTACGCCTACCGGTAATTGGAATTCGGGAACTACTTACAGTAAAGGTCAAATAGTTTATCTTGATGGTGATTCTTTTGTTTATACTTCCGATACACCAAGTTCTGGCATTCGTCCTAAGCGTAATCCCGGAGGTTTTTTAACGACTGGCGGGAAGCAGTTAACGACTGGTGGAAAACGATTATATACCGGCGATCCTTACCATCCGTGGCAACTATTGGCCGAAGCCGGAAAAGATGGTTTTTCTATTGTTGTGCAATATTCTGCTGACAAAATAAATTGGCATGATACATTTAATCCTGATGCTGATAAGTATATGCGCCAGCTTCAGAAAGATGGCTCTTGGACAGAGGCTATGCAGATTGTTGGTGAAGATGGTCAAGAATCGCCTTATACAAGTTTTCAGTTTGCAGTTAATTCCAGTTTAACAGATGCTCCAACATCTGGATGGCAAGATGCTCCTCCGACCGTTGGTCAAGGAGAATATCTATGGATGAGATCGGGGCTTGTTGTTCCTCCGGCCACAGGACCGGAATCATGGACTGCCGTCAGAATAGGAGGAGTAAAGGGGGACAAAGGTATCAACTACATAACCGAAGATTATTCGCCCTATAAAGAATATAAGGAGGGTGATGCTGTCCCGTTTAACGGCGGAAAGATTTATTGTAAAAAGGATAATACCGGTCAGACACCAGTGCCATTTTTATCAACTGGAGGGAAGCTACTAAAGACCGGGAATTTTTATCTCTTATATAAGCCGTTAGCCGTTAATACAATAAACTCTGAATATTGGGAAATCTTTGTTGATAGACCTGTTAAAGAGGAAATCGAACAGACATTCACAGCCTATTTTGTAGGTAGTCCGAATGTGACACCACCCACTCCTATCTTGACAGGTAATAGTCTTGGATGGTCAACAACCGTCCCTACAACATTTAATTGGGTGAGCCAAAAACGCTCAGTCTCAATAGCTAGTGGATCATGGAGTAAACCGGTCCGGATGACGGCCGAGGATGGGAAAGATGGACTTAATGCTACAACAAGATGGCTGACATCGACGACGGCTGTTGTACGATTTAATACTATTGGTAGTCCTACGCCATCCTCCGTTGTAGTCTCATGCAAAAAACAGACCGGCATATTACCGGTTGAAGCATGTTCGGATTTGTATTTGACCTATAGAACATATGCTGATACAACTTACGTGAGTCAAAGCACGCCGACAAAAACAAGCTCTGTGACGATAGGTAATCTCCGGACGGATGGAGTTTATTATGTACGTGGTTACGAAAAAGAATCAGATGCGAAGGCTTGGAATGGAAACTTTACAACTGAATTTACCATTACTCACGCCAATGATGGTGAACAAGGAGAACGAGGCTTAACAGGTGCATCTCCCCGTATGCGAGGAGTATGGGATAAAAGTATCTCGGACTATGTTTGGAATAACCAATGGCGGGATATCGTATTTGTCAGCGTCAATGGCGTTAATCAACAATATGCGGTAAAAGCCGAGGGGACGGTACCAGCAAATATTAACCCAACGACAGAGGCTGGTAAGTCTTACTGGGAACCGGCACAACAATTTAAATTTATTGCGACAGATTTGCTTTTGGCAGATAAGATCAAAGGAGATATGATTGATACTAATACGCTGAAAGCTAAATTTATACAAACAGACTCTGGTGGTATAAGAATTGAAATATCTCCTCATGAATATGCTGGGTCTAATTTATTAAAGTGTTATGATGGAGCAAATAAGTTAGCTGTACAGCTTGGTGCTTTTGATGATGCGTCATCTGGATTTATAGGAGTTTATACTGATGCATCAGCCAATATAAATGCTGATTATCATGCAATACTACATCGTGACGAAATCGAATTTTCTTATAGGGCAACACCGACAGCTATAGCGAAATATGGAAGAATAAGAATGAAAGAAGGTGGATTTACACTTTATTCAAACTCATGGCTTTCTGAAAACCAAGTTTCTTCAGGTGAAATATATAAAGATACAAATGGATATTTAAGAGTAAAATAAAATGAATGTCATCTACAACAGCCTAATCCCCTTCAAAGGATTTTCAGCGATTAATATATTCGGGGTAATATTTGCCCGAATAGAATATAAAGAATTAAGTCAGCGCGTACTTAACCATGAGGCCATCCATACAGCCCAGATGAAAGAGATGTTGTATATCGGCTTTTACCTCTGGTATCTGATCGAATGGATAATCAAATTATGCCAGTATGGCCGGAAGGCTTACGGGAATATCTCATTTGAACGTGAAGCCTATACATATCAGTATGATTATACCTATTTGCATCGGCGAAAGCATTTTGCTTGGTGGAGAAGAGTGATAAAAAAGTGAATCAAAATAGTATTAACAAATAAATTAAATATTATGGCAGATGTAAGTTTAAACGGATTGAAAGTAAAGACAGACTCATTACCTAATGACTGGTATGTGTCGCTGATCAATCCGAAGGATGGAGAACCGGCTGAGATTATGACAGTGGCTAAATTGGTAGAGTTGTTTACTGCAAAGCAGCCAGAAGCGACAAATAATAGTAATGGAATCATGAGTTCGTCCGTATTTAAGCAGTTGTTTAAAAATATGGGTACTATTAGCAATAAAGACCTTAATGATTATTTAGGACTATTTATCGGATATTCTACTGATAATTTAAACGCCCCATCTGATGAAAAATCAGGATACATCATAGGATTAGGAGCACCTAATAGTTGGACTGCTCAGTTGTTTTTTGGAGCTTACTCAAATTGCTTATATTATCGTATATATATTTTTTCTAATTGGAGAGCTTGGAATACAGTATCATATACAACAAATGCCGTTTCTGCGAATGCTTTAACTGATACAATTTCAGTCTCTCCAGTACTGGAGAGCAGACAAGTCGGATCAACTTGTCTGCAGAATCATCTATATCAAATTATTCTTCCGACTTGCCAGGACAGGATGGATCGGATGGTTCAATACCAGTTAAATCTGAACCATCAGGAGAACAGTATGTCTGGTCAATTGACAAGATCGGAAAAGCTGTCCTGGAACTACAGGAAGAAAACAAGAGACTTAAACAAATCCTCAATATCTCTGACGATAGCGAGGTACAACAAATGTAACCTTCCGCGGGCGGGACCGCCCCGGTTAATTAATTAAATAAACATTATGGCAGATAATATAGATAAGGCATTAAATGGACTTGATTTAAAGACAGATTCCATACCAAATGATTGGATGATAACTTTGGTAAACCCAAAGAACGGGGAGCCAGCGCAAAATATGACGGTAGCTAGGTTTATAGAGTTATTAACGGACAAAATGCCAGTGGTAACCCAAAATAATAAAGGCGTAATGGCGTATGGATCTTTGGGTGGTATTCAGGGAGCTATTAATCCGAATAAAATTATCAAATTGTATAATAATCAATCTCGGTTTAATGGGATTATTTTTGTCAATGATAGATATCGTTCGTTTGCCCTATCGGTTGTTCACAATTGGGGTAACCTTAGAATTACAAATATAACAGGTGATAAAAATGCTGATATAAAAATAAAGAAAAAAGATTATAATTTATATCTATATGCCGGTATTACAACTAACGACTTTGAAGTATCAGGCATTGCAACAAAAGGGACATTATCACTTGCTATTGAAGATTATGACGAGTCTGCTGGACTTGTTGATGTATTGTAATCACAAGCCTAATTGAGGATCTATATCTGCCATAACCTTTTCTAAATTTATTAATTAACCGGGCATGTGCCCACAACACGAAAAAATTATGGCAGATATAAATAGCTCAGATCAAGCTTTAAATGGACTAAAAATTAAAAATGACTCCTTACCTAATGATTGGTATGTGACATTAGTTAACCCTAAAAATGGAGAACCAGGAGAAAATATGACGATAGCGAGGTTTGTAGAGTTGTTTTTAAATAACAATAAAATTTGGACTGCGAATAACGATGGACCTGGAAGTGGTTTAGACGCGGATACATCCTCCGTTTTAGAAATTAACAATGTCGAAGATAAAACAAAAGGAAGATTGCAATTTTTTCAAAAACAAGGGGATGGTGTATTAAATCCAACAGTAGGCTGGTGTTCGTTAATAAGGATGCAACACGCTGGATATTCTAACGGCTACTGGCAAGAGTTAGCATTTCCTTTTACGTCAAATGAGATATTCTATAGACGGAATTTATTAGGAGAATATACAGATTGGAAAAAAATTGCATTTGTAGATACAGCTAAATATGCTTCTGAACCTAATGTTTTAACAGAGACAATTGTCGAAGAAGTCCCGGTATCAGCCGACACCCCAATGACGTTAGAAGAAACCGGACAACCAGTACCAACAATGAGGACTGTTGAACGGTATGAGTACAGTATTCAGAAGATGGCGGAAATGATCCTGTCTCTCCGGGAAGAGCTGGACGAACTGAAAGGAGGAGCAGGGAAAGAATAGTTCAAAACGCAAAAAAGGTGAGTGCACATTGATACCGACACTCACCTTTTTCACCGTCACATCTCATTGTCATCCATTCGTCTGGAGAAAATAAATGATGCGTAACTTTCTTTCCCTCCTTCATCGCCTGTATTGCTTCTGCCTTAGTCATAGCTCACTTCTTTTTACATATCAATATTCATAAAGATTCCTGTATCTTCGTAAACCACACACAAGCTGTACGAACGAAATCCTAAAAGGCTTATATTGACTTCCGTTTGCCCGATCTGGAATATTGTAATAAATCCATTCTTCAGCTTTGAAATGTCTATTCTTTCGTTTTTGTATTCGTTTATTTCGCTTGTTCATAATTTTTTAATTATTAAATAATTCATACCCACTGTCCCAATCATTCGCTGTTCGCCATCTCCAAATGTCTTCAGGGGTACAAATTACCCCATCTTCGAGAACTACTTTCACCTATTTGAACTATATTTCTACAATTATTTTTTAATAATCAGTTCGATATCCAGATATTTGAATATTTCTTCTAATTTCTGTTGTCTTAAATTCGTCTTTCCGTTCAGAAAAAGAGACATAGTACCCCTAGTTATCCCTATTTGCTCCGCGAGGTCTATTGCTTTGATCCCCCGGAGTTTTATTGCTTCATTGATCTTTTCTCTTATCATAAGACTTGCTTATATACTTAATGAGTCTTTCTTCTGCAATGGCTATAGTTCTTTTTTGATCCTCTGTTAATATGTAGTCCGATCTCAATATCAATAAATCAGACATGTATTTCAGTAAACTTGACTTCGTTAAATCTTTAAGCTCGTACCAATTAAGATCTTGAACCTGCTGGAGTGCTCCATTAAAAGTTACTTTTGCAATATCAAATTGCCTATTGTCAATACTTGTTTTCATATTTTATTATTTTATTGTTTACAATAATCGTCCGTTATGCCGATAGCTCAGCAAAGAATTTATTTGATTCCCCAAAATTCTTTAAATTCTTTGCTGTTAACCAGAGCTTTATGCTCTTCTTCTAATTTTCTCATCTTTGCCTTGTATTCTTCCGAATTTTTGTACTCTTCGGAGTCCACAAGATAAGATTCCTGTCCATCCGCGGAAAGAAGATATAATTTGTTTTCTATAACTTCGTATCTATTGTTACCTTCTAATAAATAATGTTCGCCGTTGATCTTGATTATTGTATCCATGATTGTATATTTTAATTGTTATTACTTCGTTTTTGATTACACTACAAAGATACGCAAATGTTTTATAGTACCAAACATTTGCATATAAAATGTTTGATGATATAAAACATTTAACTTTTGTAAACATTCAAATTGATAAATAGCTCACATTTTTTTATTGTATATCACTATGAATCTAAAATATACTATATGATATTTTTTTATTGCTATATTTGTCATTATAAATTATATAGATTATGGCGGCAGATACAGAACAAGTGATACTAGAGGTGATTGTAAAGAATGACGATGCGTTAAAACGCATCAAAGAAAATAAGGAGGATATTGCTGAGTTGCGAGAAGCTCAAGCTCTCCTTAATAAATCCACCGAAGAAGGTAAAAAACAATGGCAAGATTACGAGAAAGAAATAAAAAGTTTACGCAGAGAAAATGCCTTGTTAACTAAAGAAGTTAGAGACAATAATAAAAGCATTCAAGATCAAGAAGGTTCTTTAAAATCAATGAGATCTGAATTATCTCTATTAAACAAAGTCTATGTAAATCTTAGCAAAACAGAAAGAGAATCGGCTAAGGGCAGGGAATTGCAAGAGAAAATATTATCTCTTAGCACAACCATTGGGGATGCAGAGAAAAAACTTGGTGATTTTCGTCGTCAAGTTGGTAATTATGAAAATGCCATAACGTCAGCATTAGGGGCCAACAATAAATATGTAGCAACTCTTGTTGCAATGAAGAATGGAAACATGAATTTGGGATCGGCCTTGAAAGTAGCCACTTCATCTGTTGTTTCTTTTGGGAAAGCTCTTTATGCTGCAATATTTGCTAATCCGATTGTTGCTGTTATTGCAGGTATAGTAGCCGCTTTAACCGGTCTTATTAAAATAATGCGAGGTAATGAGGAGCAATCCGCTCGTTTAGATGCTGTATTAGCCCCGTTAAAAAGAACATTTGAGGGTATTGTTGCCGTCTTACAGATTGTAGCTGGATGGGTATTGGATGTCGCAGAGGGTTTTGAGGCATTAGCATTCCAGGCAACAAAATTAGGTGAAAAGATTCCCGTAATTGGCAAATATTTTAAGCAAAGTAATGATGCTATGTTGGCCAGTATACAACTTGCTAAGGATAAAGCGGCTTTAGATAAACAAACTAGAGCTTTAGAAGTAGCTAATGCAAAAGCTCAATATGAGTCATCGGAACTTCGAAAGAAGGCAGAAGACCGGGTTAAATATACAGCAGAAGAAAGGCTTAAATTTGTTCAAGAAGCAAATGCTAAAGAGAAAGAAATACTTGATAACAGATTAAAAATTGCAGAAGAACAATTTCGTATTGCTCAGGAAGAAGCTTCTTACAATGAAAATAGTAAAGAAGCTAATGAAAAACTCGCAGAAATGGAAGCTAATCTATATCTAGTAAGAAAAGAGTATTCTGACAGGACAAAAGAATTGATAACAAAGGAAAATGAGATAAGAAATCAATCTATTACTACTGAAAAATCACGTTTAGATAATGTGAAAAAAGCGACTGAAGAAGCAAAAAAGCAAAAGCAGAAAGAACTTGAGATCATCCGACAAGCCGAGGATGCCGCTTTTGCTCTTGTAAAAGAAGGTATAGAAAAACAGACTCAAGCCATAAATACCGAATATGATCGACAAATAGCAGATATCAAAATAAAACTGGAAACAGAAAAAAAATTGACGGCTGATGCTAAAGAGGCTTTGAATAATACTATTATCTCCCTTGAAGAACAGCGTACCAAAAAACTGAAAGAGTTGAGCGATCAATCATTACAGGATCAGATTAAGAAAGAAACGGAGCGCATCCAATTACAGTTAGATGCAGTTAAGGCCGGATCTGAACAAGAGCATCAATTACGCGTCCAACTGATCGAGCAAAACCGTCAAGCTGAACTAGCTGCCAATTTACAACTTGCCGAGGAATTACGACAGTCTGAGTCTGATATAAATGCGGCTTATAACAAGCAAGTAGCAGATGAAAATGATGCTTTTCGTAAAGATCAATATAACAAACAGGTCGAAATGCTCAAGCTTGAATGGGAAAATAGGTTATTACAAGTCAGAGAGGGATCTTCTCTGGAGTATGATCTGAAAGTCCAGCAAGCGCAGGCTGAATATGATGCTTTAATAAATATGGATGCGGCAACAAAAGCTGCAATGTTCAAGTCAGATGCCGAATATACAAATGCGGTACTGCAAAACAAAAAAAAACTACAAGACGCCACAAAAGCTCAAATTAATGCAGAAAATGAAGCGGTATTGGCGCAAATGGAGGCTGCATCCATAATTACAGATGCTTTTTCATCAATGATCGATACATTTGCAGAGGATAATGAACGCTTAGCCGCCTTTTCGAAAAGTATCGCTTTATTTAATATTGGAATAAGTACAGCTAAGGCTATTGCTGATGGAGTCGCCTCTGCTTCTAGTGCTCAACCTTGGTTTATGATCCCAGTAGCTATTGCTACAACTTTAGCAACTGTTATGGCCAACATCGCAAAGGCAAAGCAGTTGGTGGCTAAAGAAAAAGAGCCTAAATATGCCGATGGAGGTGAAATAACAGGCCCTTCGCATGTTAATGGCGGTGTTCATATTGAAGCAGAAGGTGGTGAAGCTATTATAAATAAACGGTCTATGTCCAACCCTCTATTACGTTCTATAGCCAGTGCTGTTAATGTGGCCGGTGGAGGAGTCCCGTTTTCGAATGTGCCGATCCTGCCAAGCTCTACCGGTACAATTGGTATTGATCAGGATGCATTAAAACAAGCATTTACTGAAGCGTTGAAAGATATGCCATCTCCGGTAGTCAGCGTTGTCGAAATATCCCAGGTACAGAATAGAGTAAAAACGATAGAAAACAATGCTTCTTTATGAAAATATATGAATTGATAAATTTTAATAGAGAGTTATTAAAGAAGCTCTCAGATGCACATATAAACACCTCCGATTACAAAAATATTGATGTGTATCTGGAATATAAGAGGCTTAGAAATGATGGATTAAAAAAGACATACATCGTATCATATCTATCAGATCAATACAACATGAGCGAAAGGCAAGTATATGCTGTAATAGCGAAGATGGAAAGAGTGATTTAAGTTATTTGTTTGGTTTTTGGGTTTATGGGAGGGCTGTGTCTGTGATAGATGTGGCCCTTTATTATTTACTGCAAATTATTTGCAGTGCTTTGCTTCAATGTATACTATGAGGTTTATCCAATATGATATATTTTTGCACAAAACGATATAAGAATGGCAGTATTAAAGATACATAGTGATATTGTAAACGAAGAAACCCGACAGATGAATTTGTGCTGGCTCGGTGTGGATGGCACATCTTTTGACTCTGTGGATGCCTTTGTAGACAGTATACCGGAAGATGATAACGAAATAGAACTTAGAATTAATTGTCGGGGAGGTGAATGCATGGAAGGATGGGCCATATACGACAAATTAAGATCCACCGGAAAGGATATAACGGCCATCATTGAAGGGAAATGCGCATCTATGGCCTCCGTACTTCTGTTGGCGGCTCCTAAAGAACGTCGATTTGCCTATCAAAACTCTTATCTTTTAATCCATAATCCTTATATACCTCCTTATACGCTTGCTGACGCATATGATGCAGAATCATTACGACAAATAGCGAACGATCTGGAATCTGAAACAAACCGGCTTGTTAATCTATACGTAGAAAGAACCGGAAGCGAAGAGGAGACATTGCGTAACTTAATGAACGAGGATAAGTTTATCGACATGGGCCAGGCTAAAGAGCTTGGTTTTATATCCGAAATAAAATTGCCGTTATCCGCAAAACTTGATCAAAGTAAATGGGATCACATTAATACAAATCATATGAATAAAAAGAAAGAAGTATCAGTAGCGCAGGCTTTTGAGTTGTTAGGCATTGCTCTAGGAATCAAAAAAAAGCCCGAACCCGTCAATATGGAATTATCTACCGCTGACGGAGGAACCCTAACGGTTGAACGCGAAGAAGGAGATCCGCAAGTTGGCGATTCGGCCTCTCCTGATGGCGAACATTTAATGCCAGATGGAACTACGATTGTGGTAGTAGACGGTGTTATCACTGAAATAAAAGGTGCAGAAGAAGAGAATCCGGAACTTGATGCAGCGAATGCTCGCATAGCCGAGCTAGAAGCCGAATTAGCCACTCTCCGTCCTCAGGCGAAGACACAAGAAGATCTTGCTGTGTTGAACTATGTCAAAACAGTCGGTGGGCTTAATAAGCTTAAAACAATGTGTAGTTCGTATGTTCCTAGCGAACGTGATTTTACCGCAGATCCGGAAAAAAATGTGGGTAAAGGAGAAAGAGTATCTCTTATTGACCAGAAACTGGCGGAAAAGAGGGAAGCTCGAAAGAAAAGAATGTCTAACAGTAAATAAGAAAAAGTATGCCTAAATTGGATTTTACAAAATTGACCCCTACAAATCATGCTATCACCAGTTTGCGTGATTTGCTCAAAATGACCGTTTTTCAGGATGAGAAGCTGGAAGATATACTGACATTTGTCGGTAATATTGTTAACGGTCAGAGACTCGGCTTTATTGGGGCCATGGAAGATGTTGGTACGAAAGGCGTGGGATGTGAACCTACTTATAAAACCAACAAAATTGACGCTTCAGAAAAACAGTGGGAACTCGGTGACTGGGATATCCCTTTAAAATTATGCTACGAAGACCTTGAAGGTTCAATCGCAGAATACACTTTGAAGGCGGGAACAGAGATAGGAGATCTTACTTCTGGCGAATATATGGATTATATTGTCCTTCCGGCCCTTGAAGAAGCTATGCGGAAGATGTTGTGGCGTATAGCTTGGTATGGCGATAAAGATGCAAAGAATGTCACAGCAGAAAGTAGCGCGGGAGTTATAACGGATGGAGTCGATATAAAGCTGTTTACAATGGCGGATGGTTTCTGGAAAAGATTATTTGCTATCGCAACAGCTAACCCTGGACAAAAAACAAGTATTTCTGCTAATACTGCTGCTTCTTATGCTGCTCAGAAAAGTGGATTGTTTACAAAAGGTGTAGCTACAAAGTTATTCGACGATATTCGAATGAATGCAGATGGCCGCATTGAATCTTTACCCGGTGCTGCTATTTTCTGTACTAAATCTTTGGCTGATGCTTTGGCTTGGGATGCCAAACAATCATACAACAGCATTATGCCTTGGGAGGTTCTTTTCGATGGTTTAAAAGTATCTGAATGGGATGGAACCAAAATTATTTCCGTATCTCTGTGGGATCGATTTAATAAGAAATACCAAGATAACGGAACGATTGTCAATCTACCGCACAGGGCTGTGTACACGTCTCCTGACAATCTGTTGCTCGGCTATCCTGGGAATGATGCCATATCCGACTTGGATATTTGGTTCGATCGTAAAGAAAGAGTAAATTATATCTACTCTACCGGTAAGATCGGAACTCTCATCAAAGAAGATGATTTGGTACATGTAGCCTATTAATAATCAGGGAGCGGAATAAACGCTCCCATTAAAATTTATCAATTATGCCAAATTGCGAATCATTAATAAGTAAAGATATTGACAGAGATTGTGATAATCCTTCGGTAACGGGATTGGAGGCAAATGCTGTCATTATCAACCGTAGCGATATTGATTTTTCATCTGTAACGTTTGCCGAAGGGAAAAGAAATATCATTGAAAACTTGGGGCTGAAGAATGGAAAGAAAGGATATGCGATGTATGTTCCTGGAGCTACGCCGTATACAGGTACAACAAAAACGCTTAATGTTGGTACATACATTAATACTTTCAACAATGAGTTTCATGCCGTTATTTTAAATGGTGGTCCCGACGTGTGTGAAAACATCATTGATGGCTTGGCCAATGGATCATTCCTTGTTGTTTTCGAAAATAAATTTAAGGCCGGAGAAAACAAAGAAGGTGCTTTTGAAATCATGGGATTTTATCAAGGGCTTACCGCTACAGAATTGTCAAATGATAAGTATGGAGAAGATACCGAAGGAGGATGGGCGGTTACTCTGACAGAAAATAGATCACCTAAATCTGGCCTATACTTGTTTAAAACATCTTATGAAGCAACTGAGACATTGTTTAACAGCTTAAAAACAGCAGCAGGAGGATCTTTGTAATGGATGTAAATGAATTATTATCAGAACAGACGCTTCAGCGTTTTAAGAACAAAGAAGCAACAAATGAAGAGAAAAGCTCGTTGTCTGATCTTGCTAAAAAGGTTTTGTTTAAAGACTTGGATAGTTCTTGTAGCAATTGCTATTTTGATGCAGTCATCGAATTGCGATTGTTCAAGAAGCGCAATCCCAAAGAATTTGAAGAGCGAATGAACGGCCGACATTATGTATTAAAACGGGGCTGTGTGTTTCAAATGGGGTTCGGTTCCAGAAATATGTTGGTTCGCCAGAATTGTACGGATAAATTAGCTATTGAATTTTTGTCTTGGGACAAAAATAATATTGTTCATTTTGAAGATTATCCGGAAGATTGGGAGGATGAAGTCGACAAGTATCTGGAGTCCAAATCAAATAAATAACCAAAAACAAGTAAGTAAACATGAATATAGACGAAGTAAATTTGCCCAAAAGACGGTTTGCGGTATCCGACGTCACCAATTTGGATATCCAGGCTTACGGAGATGGGAATAACTATCCTCAAGTGGTTTCTCTCATTCTTTCCACATCTACAAATGCGATAGGTTGTGCTAGACAATATGCGAAATTCATTCGGGGTAACGGTTTTAAAGATAGTATGTTTTATCGTTCTTTAATTAATTTCAGGGGACAAACATGCGATATGTTACTTCGTCTATGTTCTGACGATTTGGCCACTTTTGGAGGGTTCGCCTTACATGTAAACTATAATGTTTTAGCCGAAATCGTAAGCGTAGAACATGTTCCTTTTGAAAATTGCCGACTTGGTATGGATGATGATTTTGGCTATATCTCCAAAATAGCTGTACATCCGGATTGGACCGGCGTAAAGGCAAAAAAGAGATATAAAGCTCCATCAAAAAACACAATTGATTACATTGATGTTTTTAATCCAAGGAGAGAGGTCGTATTTGCTCAAATAGAAAACGCTGGAGGAATAGATAATTATCAAGGGCAGATTTTGTATGTTTCGACCTCTGGCGTAATGAGATATCCTTCCGCTATTTATGACAGTGCTATTGCTGATATCAGTACAGACGAAGGGTTGGCAAATGTTCGATATCGTAACACCCGTAAAAACTTTCTCCCTATGGGCATGTATGTCTATCGAAAAGGACAAAAGGTTATGGTCCAGGATAAAGATGGTAACTTGGTTGAAGGTGAAGAGTATCAAAATGGATTTGATATAGAGAAATTTAAAATGTTTCAGTCCGACGCAAATGCTCTAGCCATAATTGGCGTGGCGTTGGATGATGGTGATGAAATGCCTCAATTTGTCGAATTCCCAACAAAAAATTTTGACAAAGATTTTTCTGTAACGAAAGATACCGTTGTTGAATCCATATATGCGGCCTTTAATCAGGATGTTTTCTATAGAATCAGATATGGAAAACTTGGCTTTTCTAATGATATTATCAGTGATGCCTTTAATTATTATAATGCCATGACATCGGATGAACGAATACTTATTGAGCAGAGCTTTAAGTCTATTTTTTCTCATTTTGCAGAGAATATCAATCCAACAAATGATTACTCTTTAATTCCGCTGACTTATGCTGTCAAATCAATTTAAAGAACAACTGACAACTGTCCAGAATGTTAAAACTGCGACTCGCATGGTGTCTATGCATGTTGATGAAGAAAGAATTCTTACGTGCATCTTAGAATCGCAAGAACTTGACATTAAGAATGCGCTTGGTGATGATTTATATATCAACTTATTGCAGTATGTCAACAGAAGCAATCTTGATGAGAAAAAAGATGTATATGAGGATCTTTTGAACGGGACCATATATGAGGTTGATGGACAAAGCCGTATCTTTTCGGGACTTATCAATGCATTGAATTATTTTGCTTATGCTAGATTAGTTAAATACGGATCTGGCAGTGCATCTAGAATTGGCTATGTTAATAATCAATCTGAATACTCTCAGCTTGCAGACATTAAACAGAGACAGGAAGAATATAAAGATGCATTTGCCGTAGCGGAAGGATTTATGAACGATTGTATCCGGTATATCAACTACAAGATAAATCAAAATAATAATTGTGGAAATGGTCACAAAATACGCCCTAGAAGAGGACCTATCATAACAAAAATTGGAGATTAGTATGAATGCAGAATTAGCTGATATCCTAACTATTGTTGGAGCTTTTGGGGGGATAGAAGCAATAAAATGGGGTGCTAACTTTTTTGCAAATAGAAAGACAAATGCGCGCATAGAAGACGCTCATGCGGATGCAGAAGAATTTAAAGCCCTCAGAGAGTACAATGAATTTTTGCAAAAACAATTATCCGAAAAAGAAGAACGCTTTGTCGAACAGACCGGAAGATTGCGAGAAGTTCAAGATGAACTTTTTTCTTTAAAGGAGGATCATTCGAATTTGAAATTAGAGTTAGCAGTAAAGAAGTGTGAGAAAAAGAAATGCGGTGACCGTGAACCGCAGAATGGTTATTAATATGTAAAACAAACATGAACAGACATGAATTACCTAGAGGATTGCGAAATAACAATCCCGGAAATATAAGAAAAAACAGCGATTTATTTCAAGGGGAAGTAACACCAGGAAAAGATCGCGATTTTAAGCAGTTTAAAACAATGGCTTACGGATACCGGGCAATGTTTAAGATTTTATTAAATTACTATCGTAAATATCACTTGACTACAATTAGACAAATTGTCGGCCGGTGGGCACCGGAAAACGAAAATAATACGAATGCATACATCAAGGCTGTATCGGATTATGCCGGTATTCCTGCCGATGACTTGATCAGCTTTGATCGGGAACAGATGATCAGGATCGTGGCCGGCATGAGCAAAGTCGAAAATGGGAGAGAAGCTGTTATGTCGGATGTTGTAACCGGATGGAATCTGTTATGAAAGTATGGCATGTCATATTACTATTGATTTGTGTGTCCTTTGTCGGCTGTAAGACAAGGATTAAGTATATTCCGATTGAAGGAGATACAAAAATAGTCGAAAAAGAGATATTGATACCGGTTGTAAGTCCGGTTGATAGCGCAAATATACGTGCTTTGTTTGAATGCGACGAAAACGGGAAAGTTGTGCTTCGATGGCTGGACGTTGAAAAAAGTAAGAATATGCAACTTCAGTTTCAAATTGATAGTTTAGGAAACTTACTAGCAAAAGCTACGACGGCTCCTGATACGGTATTTTTGCCATCAAAGGAAATTTTGGTCGAAAAAAATACACCTGTTCCATATCCGGTTGAAAAGGAGTTGAGTTGGTGGCAGCAAACAAAGATAAATTATGGAGGATGGGCTATTGTAGTCATTATAATAACAATCCTGATAGTGTTTGGTAAAATGATTTATAAATTAAAGAAATAGCTTTTTGTTCATAAGCCATCCTCTGGGGCTGGGAAGTAAAATAAAAGCCCCCCAAACCAAAAAATTAAAACGGACCGGGAAGTTGTTTTAATTTGCGTTGCACGGCTGGGAGGCTCTAAAGTCTTTTGGCCGTGCTTTTTTATTGCCCGGCATTAATAAAACAAACAACTAATAAAAATGTTTATGGAGCGGGTAGAATTATTTTATAAAAAACTGGTCGAAGTTACATGCCTTATCTGTAAGACAGATCCGGTTATGATGTTTTCATGTAATAAAGAAAAGTTTGTAGATGCAAGAAGCTTGGTAATCATAAACCTTGTAGCTAAAAGGTATACTGATAATCATATATCGGAATTAACCGGTCTTACCCGGCAAGCTGTTAATCGGATAAGAAATACTTTTCCGGACAGATTTAACCGGAGTTGGACGCTAATAAATTACCAGCAAGAGATTAGCAAAGAATTGGCAAGGGAATAGCAAGGAGATATTTTAAGAGCAATGCACTTACCTGTAGGTTTGTAGTGTCCGGGTTACCCGGGCATAACCATAAAACATCATGATATGAGAATTAAAGGGATGAGTGGCGAAGAGTACAACGTCACAGGTCAAGGACAGGGCAATTATAATACAGTGGGTGCATCCGCTGGTATTGCTTCTTTTCTAGGGTTGAATGCTGGTAATATTTTGGGCGGCGGATGTGGAAGAAACGGAGGATACAACGGTCCGGTCGAAGTTATTACTTCTGAGGACAGACCCGTTTCGCGATATGAAGCTGGTATGATGGACAAGCTTGCTGCAAAAGACTCTGAGATAGCATTGCTTAAATCCAATACCTATACCGATCAAAAGCTTGCAGATGTTTATGACCGTTTGTTGACAATCATCAACAGAAACAAAGAGGATCAGAATGCAATCAACCTGAACCAGGCTGTTTATAATGGTACGAACACAGCAGCTCTTAGTTGCATGAAACAACAGATTGCAGAACTTGCTGCACTCAGCGAATTGGTAATTCCACAGCGTAAGGTGTGCGATACAGGTTGTTGTGGATGTAACAATTAACGTTGTATCTTATGTTTTCAAATGCTCAAAAACTGGCGGCTGTGCTCAATAAATGGGCACAGCCTGCTATTCAAGGATTGCTTGGTAGCAGATTAGGACAATTACCTTTTATGGCGAATATCGATGCAAAGCTGCGTTCAACAGGTTGGGTTAGTCCTATGTGGAGTTTATCTAAAGAAATATCTCCACTTATAGACGGTTTATCTTCTTCTCTTGTAGAGCCTATGCTTGCCAAGTATTTGCAGGGTATACCTGATGATTCTATTCCAGAGTTGGCGCATAAAATAGTAGAAGACGCTATAAAAAATGGTGGTCTTTCGCTTTTTGAAGGAAAAGTAGAATTTGAACCAGAAGATTTAGAGGAGCTTAAAACACTATTGCGTTACAATCTCCCTGTCGAAGAAAAAGCAAACACATACGAAGTGTTAACAGAAGAACCTATTCCACAAGGTGGTGATGTGGAAAAATAATAATTAATTAATAATACGATCATGATTCAATTAACTCCAATTGCAATCGCTGCTACTAGTCAACAGTATTTGACCAATGTAGTGGAAAATTTGTGTCAGGCTTATTGTGCTGACAATGGCGTGCAGCCTACTGGTATAGTCAACTTTACTGTAGCCGAGCAAAGTACAGTTAATACGCAAACAACAGTTACGGTTAATGCTGCCGTACTTGTGACTTATACCCCTAAAGGATCTTGTAGAACGGTTACCAAACAGTGGGTCGAACAATTCAAGGTGGCTTTTATCGGGGCTGCTGGAGTTGTACCTACAATATCTCTTACCCCTCTTGTCACTCAAGTCACGCCCGAAAATGTTAAGTGTTGTAACCGTGCTTATGGTGTAAGCTTGGCTACTCCCTTGACCATTTCCGCGACCTTTCCAGCTGCTCCCAGTGCTTGATTTATTAATATTTAAAGAACAAGATCATGCGTTACAAAGATTTGATGAAGGATTACCACTCAAAGGGAATGGTGTCCGAAAAAAAGATGTGGGAGGCCATAGGAGGACTGGACGAGGCGATGGAGTGTCTAAAGGGAAAAGACCCCGAAAAATATGACGAAGCCATACGTAATTTACATGAAGTGTTTTGTGGTCCTCATTATAATGAGTGTTTTGCTCGTGAAGATGTTGCCGGCATGCATCACAAAAATACTAAAGGGGAGGTCATAAAGGGGGAACATTGGAATATAGAGCAGGTAACAACCGCCGCAAAAGGTTTATCTGTACCTTCTACAGCAACACTTTGGGATGTCTATGTTGCCTTGAATGCAAATTGGCATGACAAAGAAGTTAAATTCGCGGAATGGTTCGGGCAGGATGTAGAAAAACGGATAGTAGAGGATGCTATAAGTTTTTACTTTAATGATGCCGATGCTCCAGATGGGAAAATATGGCTTTATATGGAGGCAATGGATGGCTAATAAAGATAAAAATAAAAGCTATAGAAAAAAAGAGTCGGCCAGGAGAGAGGTAGATCGCCTGGTTGATTCACTGGATTTCGAACCGGTCAATTTTAATGAGACATTGTGTCGGTTGAGACGTTTGATGTGTCTTCTTTGATGCCAAAAAAAGGGTGATTAGCAATTCGTTTTGCGTTATCTTCTTTGGTTATTCTGAGATATCGAATTGTCGTTTCTATTTTTGAATGTCCTAAAAGATCTTTAATAACGTAGATGTCTACGCCAGAAATGTACAAGTTGGTAGCAAAAGACCTTCTTGCGGTATGGGAGCATATAAGTTCATTTTTAGGTAATGATTTGGTAATAGGACGGCCACCTTCAGTTCGAGTTATTTTAACTTCCTCTGTTATGCCGGCTATCAAACCAAGTTCTTTTACTTTTTGATTAAGGACTGTTTTGTCCATTGTTATTGACAAAATATCTGTTGTGTCAATAAGGCTTTGCAAATTGTGATGGATAGGTATTATTACAGTTTTGTTTACCTTCGTCATTCTTATTCTGATTAGATTATTGGATATGTCAAAGTCCTTGCTCCTAGTATAGTCAGATATTCTGAGGCCTGTGTAGCATCCGGATAAAAATAACAGCCTAGCTTTATTTAATGATTTTGTTTTTCTCACAATGGCGCCTGGTTTAAGGTTCGGATAAAACGATCTTACCAAATCTGATGTTATTTCAAGATCGTACAATCTTTGTACTTCCTCAAGTGTAAGATATACCGAGTCTACTTCTTCAAAATCTTTTTTGAATCTTTTGTCCGAATAAGATTTATTATTGTGTTTATCTCCCAAAGTCTCATTCATGCAGGTCGATATCATTCTGAAAAGAGCGGAAATGTAATTTTTTGAATACGTCCTATTGCCCTTTTTGGTAGGGTAAACTTTCTCTATCATATAATTTCTAAAATTACTATAGAAAGATAAATCTATATCATTAAATAATAGCTTCTTATTTATAATTGATTCATAGTCTTGTAGATGCTTTACGAGAGAACATAGATTCTTGTATGTATTCTTTGTCTTATCGGCATTTTCAATACGTACTTTAATATATTCAACAAAAGAGTTTTTATTATAGCTTACTCCACCAGCATCTTCATTGAGAGAATCAATCTGCCTATCTACTTCTGCTTTAAATAGATCTTGGGTCGGTACTATGAGCTTAACATCAAAATGAGCAAATACATCTTCAATAATACGAATGTACTGTCTTAGTTGATCATTGATGATGGCTCCATCTGGGTATTTCTTGCCTTCTTTGCAAAATTTGTTTCCGTCAATCCAGTTTTTGACTTCTACGGATATACCAGGATAATAATAATACCTCATACCATTTTTTCTGACAACAAAATGTATGGAGCTTATTTTCCGGTCTTTTCGAGATAATAATGTGTTAACTTTTACAGCCAT